GAGTAATCCTTGGGAAAACGAGCGTTGCATTCAGGTTGTGCCAATGTCAGCGAACGACCTTCGCAAGAACCAAGTCAATGGCACGTACTTAGATATTGACTTGGGTGAGGCACCAGTCACTCCCCGTGAGACGCCAATAACTCAAGCGGAAGACCGAGTATCTGGGCAAACACCTGGATACATGGACGAGGAATATACGCTCTTGGAAGCGCATATCCTCATGGACATCCCAGGGTTCGAGGACAAGAACGGGATCAAGAAGCCTTACATCATCACTCTGGATAAGGACAGCGGCAAGGTTCTGTCTATCTACCGTAACTGGAACGAGGACGATGAAACGTGCTGCCCGGAGCAGTATTACGTGCATTACATGTTCCTCCCAGGCCCCGGATGCATGGGCTATGGTCTGGTACACCTGATTGGCAACCTGAATAAGGCCGCTACTTCTGCCCTGCGTCAATTGCTAGATGCTGGAACGCTGTCAAACCTCCCAGCGGGATTTAAGGCTCGTGGTCTGCGGATCGCGGACGATGATCAGCCGTTGCAGCCAGGTGAGTGGCGAGACATTGATGCGGGTGGGGCGGAGCTATCGAGCTCGCTGCTGCCGCTGCCGTACAAGGAGCCAAGTCAGACGCTCTATACCCTGATGGGGTTCTGTATTGACAGTGGTCGCAGATTAGCCAGCATTGCTGACATGCAGGTCGGCGACGGTAACCAACAGGCCGCAGTTGGTACAACAATGGCATTGTTAGAAAAGGGTGCCAATGTTATGTCGGGCATCCACAAGCGGCTGCACTATGCGCAAAAGCTTGAGTTTGAGTTAATGGCAAAGTGCTTTGCCAAGTATCTGCCAGACGAGTATCCATTTGACGTGCCGGGTGGCAATAGGAAGATTTTCCGGGAAGACTTTGACAGCCGGGTGGATGTGCTGCCTGTGGCTGACCCCAATATCTACTCGAGTGCCCAGCGGATCATGATGGCCCAGACCCAGTTGCAGTTGGCCCAGTCTGCACCGCAGATGCACAATATGTATGAGGCCTACCGCCGTATGTACGAGGCTCTTGGAGCACGGGACATCGACATGATTTTGAATTATGACGATAGCCAAGAACCACGGCCCAAAGATCCGGCTACGGAAAACGCAGAAGCCATTGACGGCAAGAAGCTAAAGGCATTTGCTGGGCAGCAGCATGACGCTCATATTGTGAGCCACATGTTGCAGGGCATGAGCCCGATTGTCCAAGGAAACCCGATGGCGGCAACTACGCTGACCAAGCACATCCTTGAGCACGTCCGGATTAAGGCTGAGGAGCAGGTAGAGGCCCAGATCTTTGCTGAGTATGGCCCAGAGAATAAAGCCGTAGTTTCTGACATGCAGAAGGAAGCCATGGTTGCCATGCTGGTGGCTCAAGGGATGAGCGAGCTTCGCCAGTTGTCCCAGCAACTGTCTGGAGAGGGAGCTCCTGATCCGTTAGTACAGTTGAAGGAGAAGGAACTGGCCCAGCGGGCTCAGGTTGACCAGGCCCGGGTACAGAATGAACAACAGAAGATTGCGCAAAACGCGCAGGCTCTGCAACAAAAGACTGCTATCGATCAACAACGGATTGCGTCAAACGAAGATATTGCCGGTACAAAGGCAGATATTGCTATGATGCGCCTAGAACAAACGGAGAGACAAAATGCCGCTCAAGAAAGGCAGTAGCCAAAAGACCATCAGCGGAAACATCTCCGAGATGGTCAGTAAGTACAAAAAGTCTGGGTCCATCGGCACCAGCAAACCCGCCAGTAAGAAAAAGGCGGTCAAACAGGCCGTTGCTATTGCCCTGTCTAAGGCTGGAAAGTCCAAGAAAATGAGTAAAGGCGGGGTTCCTGGGCCCGTGCGCGAGGTGATGCGCAAAGACGCCAAAGTGCCAACCAAAATCTATTAGGAGCAAAAAATGCCTATGTATCGCAAGCCAACACCGAAAGAACGCCAGAAAATAGAGATGGCCCGTAAAAAGACCGTCCAAGGCATGGAGGGGGAAAAGGACATGCTTTCCCGTTTTTCTACCACTTCTGCCAAAGCCGCCCGTGACGAGTACAAAATGGGTCGAAAGATGATGGAAGAGGTTCCCGCAGAGGCCCGCGCGTACGAGGCTGAAGAGGGCAATCCTGGGGTGGGGACATACAAAGCTGGCGGGATGGTAAGCGTCCGTGGTCAGGGAGCCGCCCGCAAAACTAAGGGATGCAAGATCACCTAATGGAACAGGCCTTTGAGAAGTTATTAAAACTCATCCGATCTCGTAAACACGAGATCGGCGAGCAAATGATTTACGGCGGCATAAAGGACATGGAGCACTACCGAGAGCAGGTAGGCCATGTCAAAGCCCTGCAACTCGTGGAAGACGAGATGATGAGAATACTGACGAAAGTAGAAAGCGAATAGGTATTAACCCTAACCTCGTGGCGGATGCCACGCAATAATGGAGAAATTAGATGGCAGAAGAAATGACTGCACTGCAGAAAAAGTGGGCCGAGGAACGTGCTGCACAGCAAGAGGTGGAAGTAAAGGAAGAAGAAAGTCTGCGTCCGGAGAACATGGACCAGAGCGTAATCGACCGGATACCCAAGCCTACTGGTTGGCGCATTGTTGTTTTACCTTTCCGTCCCCCCAAAAAGACCAAGAGCGGTATCGTTTTGGCCGAACAGGTTGTAGATAGGCAAAACCTAGCCACTGTCTGTGGGTACGTTGTCTCTGTGGGTGAACTAGCCTATGGCGATACGGAGAAGTTCCCGAACGGACCGTGGTGCAAGAAAGGTGACTGGATTGTCTTTGGCCGATATGCCGGTGCTCGCATTGGTATAGATGGCGGGGAGATCCGGATACTCAACGACGACGAGGTTTTGGCAACTATTGCCGACCCCGAAGACCTAGTACACATGGTTTAAGGAGAAACTACCATGCCTGAAAATGAAGAAATAGAACAGGTCCAAGTCCCATCAGGGGATGACCAATTGGAATTCAATCTGGGCGAAGGTGAACAGGGCGCCGAGATTGAGATCTCAGAAGACGGAAAAGCGGAAATAAAGGAGCCTGAAGCCGCTGCTGTGGTCGAGGAGAAACCGGCAAAAAAAGCCGATGACAACCAAGATCACGAGGAATACAGCGCCAAGGTCAAGAAGCGTATTGAGAAAATGACCGCCAAACTGCGTGAAGCAGAGCGTCGGGAACAAGCCGCTTTAGAGTATGCCAAGCAAATCCAGGCCAATCTTCAAGCTGCCCAAAGTAGGGTTCAAACGCTTGACGACGGCTATTTGCATGAATTTAAGGGCCGGGTGGACTCTCAGCTAGCTATTGCTGAGGCAAACCTGCAAGACGCAGTTGAGCGTGGAGACGGAAAAGGTGTGGTAGAGGCCCAAAAGCTTTTATCCCAGCTTATGATTCAGCAAGAAAAGCTGACTCAGGCCACGGCACAACGGCAAAGAACCCCACAGCAAGCCCCTGTCCAGCAGTATGCTCCGCAACCCCAGTACCAGCAACCGGCTCCAGCCCCCCGCCCAGATGAAAAGGCGGAACGTTGGGCTGAGGATAATGAATGGTTTGGGAGCGACACGGTTATGACCCATGCTGCCTTTGGTGTTCATTCACAATTACAAGAAGAAGGATTTGACTTGTCAAGTGATGAATACTATGATGAGCTAAATCGGAGAATCCGTAAGGAGTTTCCGCACAAGTTTAAAAAGACTCAGGTAGACACCACCCGCAATATCGCCCCCGGTGTCGCACCTGCAACTCGCGGTACTTCCGTGAGTCCGAACGGGCGCAGGACCATCAAACTAACACCTAGTGAAGTGGCCATTGCAAGGAAAATAGGTGTCCCCCTGGAAGAGTACGCTAAGTACGTAAGGAGATAAACATGACTGAGCAAGTAAAAATTGATAGAACTACTCGTGCGGCTGCAACCCGTCAAAAAACGGAGCGTCGCAAGGCATGGATACGTCCTTCTGACTTAGATGCGCCTCCCGCACCTCCTGGATATGAGCATCGTTGGATTCGTAAAGAAGCTTCTGGTGTAGATGACAGCAAGAACGTTGCAGGCAAACTCCGCGAGGGGTATGAACTGGTTCGAGCTGAAGAACACCCAGACTTCATCGTTCCCTCGATTACAAACGGCGTACACGCTGGCGTCATTGGCGTTGGCGACATGTTGCTGGCCAGAATCCCAGAAGAGACTGCGCAGGAGCGTAGAGAGTACTACGAACAGCGGACTAGTGATCAGATTCAGGCTGTTGACAATGACTTGATGAAAAGTAACGCTCACGACACCATGCGTGTAGTCAAGCCAGAACGGCAGTCAAGGATTACCTTTGGTGGCCCTCGTAAGGCCGAAGACTAAACTTTTTAAGGAAGATTCAAATGGCTAACGTTAATAAGCCTTTTGGTTTTCGTCCTGTCGGCAAAGTCGGCAGTAACTACGATAACCAAGGTCTAACGCAGTACAAGATCTCCAACAACTACGGTACCGCCCTGTATCAAGGCGATTCTGTAAAATTGTCTGGAGGATATTTAGCAATCGCAACCACCGGCGCAGCAATTGTCGGTGTATTCCAGGGCTGCTACTACGTGGATCCCACGACCGGCAAACCCACCTGGAAAAGCTACTATCCCGGCAGCATTGTTCAGGATGGTATTGTAGCCCTTGTCAACGACGATCCTAACGCTCAGTTTGTAGTACAGTGCTCCGGCATTGCTGCTGCTACTTGCGTTGGCCGTAATGCTGATTTGGATACCGCTGTAGCAGGTAGCTCAACCACTGGCCAGTCTGGTCAGCAAGTTGGTGTTCCCGCTACTGGTAACGCTACGTATCCGTGGAAAGTTGTTGGCGTGTATGAAGACGCAGAAGACAATGATGTTGCTGCTGCTTACGCTAATCTCATCGTTATCCCGAATAACCACCTCTACAAAGGTGGCACGGGCACTGCAGGAGTTTAATCATGGCTATTTCACGTTCGCAACTAGTACGAGAGCTTGAGCCCGGTCTTAACGCTCTGTTTGGCTTGGAGTATTCCAATTACGAGAACGAGCACGCAGAAATCTACGACGTAGAGACTTCTGACCGCGCGTTTGAAGAAGAGGTAATGCTCTCTGGCTTTGGTAATGCTCCTGTGAAGTCTGAAGGCGCTGGTGTTGCTTATGACAACGCGCAAGAAGTCTACGCAGCTCGTTACACCCACGAAACCATTGCGCTGGCATTCGCGCTGACGGAAGAAGCCGTTGAGGACAACC